ATCTTGTTATGCAGATCCTTGCTTGGATGTGGTGTATTGTCTTTACTGCAATGACTGGTACTTGGATGTATCTAGGTATTAATATTCTATTTCATGCCCTATTACTATGTGGCGTTTTCATAACTGTGTCAGTATTTGAAGCAGCTAAACGTAAGCCTCAAATCTTTTATACACTACGTGGTGAAGGAGGCGAACATGAATAAGATAATGCTTGCAATCGTTATTGGGTTTCTACTAGCAGTAGGTACATATCAATGGAAAGATTGTTTAGGAGAAAATTCATTTATGACTTGTGCAAGAATGTTAAATAAATAGGTGTTTAAATTGTTTAAATCTCAATATGAATATCGTATGGAGTATGAACAGGTATATTCTGAAGAAGTTGAACCACAATTAAACTCAGCTGAAGATTGCCACCACCATGCGATGTTTATACAAGGCAATCTTCACTTTGATAATGGTCGTACATATGTATTTAAAGATGACTTTGGAAGATATGTATCTACCTTTGTAAGTCAGTATTCTGATATTATGGAAAGAAACTTAGAGCCAGGTGTAAAAGATGGCGTACTGGCTCTACAGAAAAAAGGCTATCTAACCTTTACCAGTTGCCAAGGTCATGACGATTCTAGGCACAGGTACATTGGTGTTGTATTTAATACAAAAGAACAAAAGGCACAGTTCATGAAGGAGCTGAAAGCCTTAAAGTGCGATACACATTTTTATGATAATGTTATTAATACAGAAGAAAGACCCTGTAAGGAAGTCCCTTGGTGGTCTGAAGGTGGCATTACATTACATATTGTTTATGATGATCAAACTTATAATAACACAAGTCAGATGGAACGGCGAGAAAAGCCTTACACTGACAGCGATCTAACTAAATTTTGGAACATACAAATGTGGCGCAACTATGCACACTATGAATGTATTGTTTTTAGTTTTGGTTATCCTATGTTAGAAAAGACTTTATGGCAAAGAATACATAAGCATTTGTTTTATAATCATTATAGAGTTACCAGTTCATATTACTCTTTTCTAAATAAAGTTAATAAATTATCAGAGTACCTAGCCTAACTGGTGAATAGAAAAGATATAAATAAGGCATATACAATCTTTTTTGACTGGATTTTAATATGTTACAACGACTAGGTTACCTAGCGGTTTTGATCTTTCTAATTGCCGCTAATACTTTACATGCACAAGATGCGACAGATGATATTATCTACACAGATAATACCAATGATAGCACTGTAGATAGCACAAGTCGATCTACAACGACTGTTAAGTCACCTCCACCTTCTGCTATTTCCCCCTCAATCAATTCTGCTAACTCTGACCTCTGTACTACAGGTGTGACGGGTGCTGTTCAAACTCAGATACTTGGTATTTCAGCTGGTAAGATGGTTCGTGATATGAACTGTGAGAAGCTAAAGAATGCTAAGGTATTATATGATATGGGTATGAAGGTGGCAGCTGTTTCAGTAATGTGCCAAGATGAACGTGTCTTTGATGCTATGATGAATGCAGGTACTCCTTGCCCATTTGATGGTAAGATTGGTGCTGAAGCAAAGGCAGCATGGTTGGCAAATAAAGAATTACAACCAGACACAGATACTGGTTCACTCAACCCTTTAAAGGACTTAGATGAAGATGAGAAATCAACTTTATTTGGCGGCGCTACTGTTGGGGGTCTCCTCCTCCTACTGTTACTCTGATACGACGTACGGAGGAACAACTAACGCAGCCATAGCTGGCCTATCTTGGGGTATGGGAACTATCTTACCTGACACAAGTGGCCCTTATATTAGCGTACAGATCCATGGTCTGACGTATAGGTATAAAATGGTTAAGGATCCAAGTGCGGATGCTACAGTTTATGTGCGTAATGAAGATGCAGTAAATGGTGGTTATGTGTTTGAAGAAGTAGATGATTGGGATGGAATTCCTGGAGGTACAGTACAGAAATATTTTAGATTTCCGTATATAGATTCCTCAAGATGGGGTAATGGATCAATGTCTGTAGAAGGCGATGGTCAGATTGAAGATCCTTTTATGGTTTATAATTACAGACAAGTCATTGATGAAGAGCTTCAGAAGTGTTATCTAACACCATTAGCTGATCCTCAATGCCCTGGATTTGATGATGCGCTTCTAAATTATCTAAATACTATGGAAGAGCCTACAGCAGACGATCCTTTTTATGATGAATGGGTACAAGCTAACTTATCATTAGATGAGGAAGTAGAAACTAAAGAAGAAATCGAAGTAGAAGAACCTGAAGAGGAAGAAGCTAACTTTGAAAAAAGAATGGGAGCAGAAAGTTCAATTGATGAAATGGTTAATACTACAGAACAAGCTTCTATATTGGCAGCTCTGGCACAAGTGCCAAAAATTGAGCCTTACTATATAATAACAATACCAGGTGGTGAATATAACGATGTGTTACAATTTGAAAGTACAGATATACCTGACAACCCTCGTGCGATGCGGAGCTTTGCGACTGATACAAAACATCAGTCAATGGTTCGGTCGCAATATAATAAAGAACAACAGGAGTAACTTATGTTCAAACAAACACTAACTTTAGGTGCTATCGGTGTTGTGTGTTCAGTAGGGGCAATTGCTCAAGCTAACAACACACCAATTACTGGCAACGTATCATCTAAATGTTCAATTTTCACAGACACATCTGGTGTGTATGGTAACCCTACACCTGATGAACTAAGCACTAAAACAGCTGACGGTGGTATAGATCCAGTAGTCCGTTATGATGTTACAGTTGCTGACAAATATAAAGCTAAGATTTCTTGGCCTAACTCATTCTCAACAGCACCTAATCTTTCAGATGGAGTAAACTGGGATGGAGAAACAACAGTTAAGAGCCATTCTGTATCAGGTATGTCTGCTTATGAAGCAGCTAAAGTAGAGTACGACAACGTAACAGAGTTTGATTTAACACTTGCAGGATCTACATGGTTCTCAGTTGAGTCAGAAGCTAAGTATGGTGTTGGTAAATCACTACCAGGTGGCGAATACAAAGCTAACGTAGTTGCTGAGTGTATCGCAGATTGAAATGGTGGCAGTAGTTCATCCAGTAGCTCCAGCGGCAGTATGACGTGTAGAAGGCTAGGTGGGTGTCCGTAAAACTGTACGAAGGTAGAATATTAAGATGATGAAATATAAATTCGCTGCGGCGCTAATACTATTTGCTAATAGTGCCGCAGCTCATGAACTGACACCAACCTATCCTGAGATAGAACCAGCTTATGTTGAAGGTGTATCAGTTATAAAAATGAAGATGTGGAATAGACGAAGTGATGCAAGTTATTACGAAATAAATGTGTATGATGATGAATGGAAATCAGTACCATTTGCAGCACCAGAGAAAGTTATGAAGATAGGGTATCTGGAACATAAATCTTTTGAGTTGTATGTAAGAGATGCTGATTGTGACAAGGTAACTTATATCTGTACCACTTCTAAGCAATTGAAACAAGATGTGCAATCGACAGGAATTAAATCAAGGATTTGTTCGAGAGTAAAGTGAGATGACATATGAGAATACTAACACTATTGTTTATTATGATTGGAGTTTCAGCACACGCTGATTCATCATCATTAAACTTACAATTGCCAGGATCTGGTGGTAATTATCAATCGGACAAGTTTAGAGCCGGTGAACTAGATTGTACTAATGCAATTGGATCAGCAACAAACTTAGAGTTTGGTGTAACTGGTATTATTGATAAAGAGTATTATGATCCTCAAAGAGATTTTACTGTAGGTCAACAAACTGATGTAGGTGTATTTGCTAGAATAACAATACCACTTGGTAAGAGAACTAAATCAAGAATTGATTGTAACAGATTATATGAATTGGAATTAAGAAAGAAACAATTAGAAGTTATGAAACTCGAGAAAGAGTTACAGCAACTTAAAGAACTAACATTCGAGGATTAAAATGGCAGAGTTTGAATTTGCGGGTACAACTTTTAGAGGCGGTAAGATGTTTGCAATTCTTACAGCACTCTCAACCTTAGGCGGTGGTGCCTGGGGTGGCTTTGAAATCTATAAAGATTATATGGATATGAAAGAGATTATCCAAGAGATTGACATTGATGAAATTAATGCAGCTAATGCGTTACAAGTTCAGAAGTTGGAAGATGCTATTGGTTACACTCAAGACATTAAACAGGATTTAAAAGCCGACATCGATAGGTTAGAGGCTCTGGTCGAGTCACTGGAGGGTTCTGTAGAAACATCAGAGAGTAAAGTGCGTTCATTGCGTACAGAAATATATGCAAAGATAGATGCCTTTGAAGAAAGGTTCCGCCTTACACTTAAAGATAACCAAGATGTAATGGCTAACTTGAGAGACAAGATCGCAAGTGAGCTAAGTCTATCAGAAGCAAGAATTAAAACAACTCAATCTGATATTGGTACTACACTAGAAGGTGTTCGTACTGAGATGAATACTGTACAGAATAGTGTTACTAAATCAATTCGTGAAGTCGAATCTGTTATACGAGAGACAGAAAAAGATGTACGAGACACTATGAGAGCTACAGAAGAAAGAATAGAGCTGGATCAATCTAATTTAGAAGAAAGAATGCGTACTCAACTACAAGAAGCATTGGATAATCCACTATCTAATTAGTGTAACATATATGTAACAGAATAGAAGAAAGTGCATTTATTTGCACTTTTTTTGCATTTAGGGGTTTACATCTGTGTTTGGATGTGTTATAAGAGTTATAGAAACAATAATTAAGGAATATAATATGTTAGATTTTAAAACACTTAAAAAATCAATGTCAACAGACAATTGGATTGTCAAGGCTTACCACCATATTGATGGTAAAGCCACAATGGTTGAATTCGCTTCTGGTCTGAGTCACAGACATGCTAAAGAATACTTTGCTCGTTTACGTGATACTAATCAGTTTTCTCAAATAACTATGAAGGAGATATAATATGACAGTATATTTAGATATGGATGGAGTCATTGCAGACTTTTTTGGTAAACTTGAAGACAACTATAATGTTGATCATTGGAAATCAATTAAGAATATCACCAAGACATTGGCAGATATTGCTTGTACTGATTTCTTTTATCAGATAGAACCATTTCCAGAAACTGGTCAAATAGTTGCTCTTGTCGAAAGTCTCTCAGATGGAGATTGGGGTATCTGTTCTTCACCTCTCAGAGGCGATGAATATAACTCTGCTTATTGGAAGCGTAAATGGTTAGAAGATACTGGCTGTATGCCACATGATCTTGAAAAACTTATCTTTACCCATGAGAAACATCTCTGGGCTATTGATCGTATTACTGGTAAGCCTAATGTCTTAATTGATGATAAGCCTAGTAATATCAATGAGTGGATAAATGCCGGTGGTATCGGTATCTTGTTCCAGTGTAATAAAGATGATGTCGAATGGTTAGAGGATGTGCTTCTATCCTATGTGTAACATTATTGTAACACTTTTGCTGTTTTTGAAATTAATTTAAAAAAAGTTAAATTAGTTGTTTACATCTGGTATTAGATGTGTTATAAGAGTTATAGAAACAATAATTAAGGAACTACATTATGTCAAAGATTATCACAGCATTAAATAACTCAATCCGTAACGCAATCGTTAACCCAGAAAATTTAGATATCGATGGTAAGATCATCTGGAATTTTGTAGATGCTGATGCTTACCACGAGTGCTTTAAGTTTTATGCAAGCACAGAAGGCTTCTATAAAGACTTCGATAAAATCGCTCTTGAAATTCGTGCAGAGTTGCAAGAAGAAACTATGTCTAACAATTTTAGACCTCAAGTATAAAAAACTTTTAAAAAGGCGATAATAATACTTTACATCGCCTTTCTTATATGCTATACTACTTAAAGAAACAACATTGGAGATTACATATGACTATGACAGCAACTCAAAAAGCAGATCGTTTGGCCCTAATTAAAAAGATTGGTGATCGCCGTAACAAAATGGCTAAGATCAAAGCCAACTCTGCTCGCACTATGCAAAATGTAAAGCATACTAATATCAAGCCTAAGCGTAAGTCTGTGGAAGCTCCTAAAGAAACCCACAACATTTATCAGTGGACTGATGCTTCTAAGTATGCTGCCGAGTATTATGGCGAGACATTGTATCACACAACGAAATTCGATAACGATTGGGATTAATTTAGTTTAGTTAATTGTTATCGAAAAACCTATCAAGCATGTACAAGTTCTGATAGGTGGGTATAGACAGCTGGTACCGAATAGAAACCCAGACGTTGGCTGCTAACGATAATGCAGATAAGGGGAGAGGTTCTGCAGTAAGCCTCTCCCACGAAAACTATTTTAACTAGCGTCTGGTACGGAGGGCATTCTTTCTATCAAAGGGTTATTGCCTAAAAGTACACTTCCTTGTAGTTGTTTCTCAGGCGCTACTTTAAATAGTTTGGAGATTTATATGAGTATGCACATGATACAGGGCGTTCAGGTCCATGGTAAATCTAAGAAGAAAAAAGCACCAGGTTGGAAACAACGTGCAGCTGACCATGAAGCCTTTATGAAAAAGATGGGTGTTGGTAAAGTTAAGGCTGATGCTGGTAATTCTATTCCAAATTATAACACTGGTCCTAGAATGACTTCTGATAAGGTTGCTGGTAATGGCACTAAGAAAGATGCCACACAATATACTGGTGATTATATTATCGGTATTGGTCAGATGCATAAGTCTAATGGTGTTCCTATTACTCGTAAAGAGGATGCTGTTGCTATAGCAAATATGCGCCGTTAATGTTTACGATAGAACATGAGGAAGACGAAACTATCATTACTATCCTAGATGAGGAAGGCGAACTTGAAGATGTTGGTATTCTGATGTGGGATGATAGAGTATATATTCGTCAGTGGAATGATTACCGACACAGATTTGATTTAATTGCCATGAATGCAGGTATGTACTATAAGTTAATGCAAGCATGGACTCTGCCGGAAGGCGCATATGTTATAGAAAGGAAAAACGTATGATTACTAGAAGTGAAATGATTGAACAGTTAAGCACAAGCACTTGCCGTGTTGTCTTTAAAAAGGTAAATGGTGACGAACGTGATATGCAGTGTACTCTCCGAGAGGATATTATTCCTGCTGCAACTAAAGATGAACCTATCACACAGAAAAAGGTTCGTAATATTAATGAAGAGGTTCTTCCTGTCTATGATATTAATGCTGAGGGCTGGCGCTCTTTCCGTGTTGAGAATGTAGTCTCATTTGACTGTGTATAAATAACACTAAAGGAGAATTATATGTGGATTGATCCCGTAGTTATAAACTGGTTATTCTTTGGTGGCTCTGCTTTCATTGGTTATATGATTGGAAAGCTATGGGGAGTTGGCGAACGAGATGTTATAGTCGGCGACACAATCACATATCTCTGCGAGCAAGGATATATAAAACATCGTTACATTGATGACGGTGAAGAGATTGAAATTATCCTTCTCGACGAAAAAAAATAAAAAATAACGAAAATAATGCTTTACATCTGTAATTGGATGTGTTATAATACTTATATCAAATGAAGGAGATTTGTTATGGTTAAAGAAGTAAAGCGTAAGAAGTTTAAGAAAGCTCGTAAACCAATGTCTGCCGAGAATAAAGCAGCAGCTATTGCAAGATTAGCAGAAGCACGTGAGAAACGTATGGCAGCTAATCCGCCTACCTTTAAGAACATTCATGAGAGTGTATTAAATCGTAGTGAAGATGACATCTTTTACTTCCGTAAGGTCCAGAAATGGATTAAAACTCAAAAAGAGTTGGTTGCATCAGCACGACAAGAAGTTCGTAAGAATGTAAAAGGTGCTGAGAGTAAATTGGCCAATCGTCAGAAGTACGTCAGTAACTTGGAAAAGTTTTTACGTGACGGAGTATTTGTTGATATGTTCTATGGTGAGCATGGAGAACATAAAATTAAATATCGTTGCATTAAGCCATCCTTTGATAAAGATGGTATGATCAAGCGAACTCATGGAGTATTTTATAATGATATTGGAACAATCTATCTCGGAGAAAACACTGTCTATGCCAGTGCCTGATAAACCAAACTTCCTAAATAAATCTGGCTTCTCAACTCTTGTTGAGAAAGCCGTATTCAAGAAAAAAATATCCTATATGGAAGCAATACTTCTTATCTGTGATAAGAACAATATTGAACCAGAGGATGTTAAGAAATTTCTCAACGGTGTTATCGTTGAGAAAGTAGAGGCAGAAGCTATGAATTTGAACTTCTTACCTCGGCAGAATATGTTAATCTTTGAAGATTAAGGGTTTACATTCTGCCTAATTTATGTTATGATATTACAGTACACTTCAGCAAATATAAAGGAAATATAAATGTCTTTTGCAAATCTAAAACGTAATAAATCAAACATCTCCAAACTTATCCAAGCAGCAGAAAGTGCTGGTGGTGGTAATGAAAAGAAATCATATGGAGATGATCGTCTGTGGAAGCCCACTGTGGATAAAGCAGGAAATGGTTTTGCTATTCTCCGTTTTTTACCGGCAGCAGAGGGAGCCGAACTACCATGGGTCCGTTATTGGGATCATGGGTTCAAGGGCCCTACAGGTCAATGGTACATTGAGAAGTCTTTGACTTCAATTGGCCAACAAGACCCTGTCTCTGAGCATAACTCAGAGCTGTGGAACACTGGTATCGAAGCGAACAAAGATACTGTTCGTAGACAGAAACGGCGTTTACACTATGTGGTTAATGCACTTGTTGTATCTGATCCAGCTAACCCTCAGAACGAGGGTAAAGTAATGCTTTATCAGTTCGGTAAGAAAATCTTTGATAAGATCATGGATGTAATGCAACCACAATTTCAGGATGAAGATCCTATCAACCCATTTGATTTCTGGGCTGGTGCAAACTTTAAACTCAAGATCCGTCAAGTAGAAGGCTATCGTAATTATGATAAGTCAGAGTTTGCCTCAGGTACTGCTCTATCTCAAGATGATGACGAGCTGGAGGGTTACTACAACTCTATGCATGATCTAACTGAGTTTACTGATGCTAAGAACTATAAGACATACGATGAGCTAAAAACCAAACTTGATCGTGTTCTTGGTAATCAAACCATGACTACAGCAGCGGCAGTCTCCTTGGATACCGCAGAACCAGCACCAGTCATGGCTAGTATGGAAGCAACTTCTCCTTCAGAAACTATTGCTCCTACTACAGCTGCAGAGATGTCGGAAGACAATGATGACACTATGTCCTACTTTGCTAAACTTGCAGCTGAAGGTTAATAACTAAGACCATTGTTATTATGAGAAAGGGAGCTTCGGCTCCCTTTTTTACATGAATCGTTGGTATTCATTTGACCAACCAATTGCTTCATCTGCAGTGGCTACAGAAGAACCTTTTTCATTCTGAATGTTTATCTGTTTAGCGCCTTCTATGTTTGTAACTACTGAAGATGCATCAACAATATTAGCGCCTGCTTGAGCTCGTTTTTCTCTTATTTCGCTTACTACTGCGTCTAATGTTTTCATAGCTGGTTCTAATTGTTTTTCTACATCTGATATAGGCTCAGCTGTTGGTACTGGTGGTACTTGTACACCTAATGCCTTATATAAACCATCGACACCTTCCTTAAGTGTTTTTAAATCTTCAGCTTTAAGATTTTTAAGACCTCCACCAAAGTCAGCAACAACACCTCTATCAGTACCAAGGATACCTGATAACCAGTTTTGTGTACCATCCATAACTTTACCACCATTAATAAGAGCAGGTAAAACATTAAGCACAAAACCTAAATCATTAACCATTGAAGCCATATTTTTTCCAAAATTGCCTACAGATCCAATTGACGCAATATTGCTAAATGATGTAAATAATTTATCAAGGGCTTCACTTAATGTATTGGCATTTGTAATAGTGTTCTCGTTTAATGATTCAAGAGGAGCCATTGCTTTTAAAATGTTTGCTATTGGTCCTGTGGCTTCTGTGGTTTCTTCTTTACCTGTAATCCAATTCCATACATTTTTAAGTGCAGTAAGACCTGCGTCACCTAGACTGGTAACAGTACCTAGACCTTGGGCTCCAAAAAACTTAAACATAGCACCGCCCATGGCACTAATAGCACCAGCAGCAGCAGTAACCTTTTCGGCATTAATCTCACCTAACTCTGTTAGTGATGCAGCCATACTTTTAGCAGTGGCTCTTAAACCCTCACCATTGGAATCTCCAGTTAGATATGCGGTAACGCCATCTACAGCCGCAAAGCCAGCAAAGAATGCACCAATTGCAGCACCAATACCAAAGGTTACCATATTAGCACCTACGACAGCTCCACCAGCAGCCAATAATCCACCACCAGTTCCACCAGCAACAGCACCTAAGATCCCACCAGCGGCTATGAGAGGTGTGATCCATGTCATATCTTTAAATACTTCAAGGGTTCCTTTTAAATTCTCTGCCACTTTCTTAATTGTGCTGCCGTCGCCTATCTTTTCTGTTCCTGAATCAACTGCAGCAAAGCCAGCGAAGAAAGAACCAAGTGCTGCACCAATACCAAAGGTAACCATATTAGAGCCAATCATTCCACTGGCGCCTCTTACTAGACCTAAAGCACCACGTCTACCACCACCTACTGCAGCGCCTAGAAGACCACCGGCTCCAACTAAACCTCCAAGAGCAAGCCCAACATTATCCTTTGTAAAGATAGAGATTGTATCATAGATATTTTTAGCAATAATTGGTAAGTTAGCACCATTAGATCCAGTCTTTTCTATTGCAAAGTCTGCTACACTAAAGCCTGTAAGAAAAGCACCTAGACCAAAACCCATAGCACCCATACCAATAGCTGCATATCCAGTCCTTCTAGGTCCAGCAACAGCACCGAATAATGCACCACCAGCTAACAAAGCACCAAACTTTAACATCTCTGGTGCAGCAAAGGCTTTAAGACCCTCGGCTGTATTAATCATCAAGTTTTTTATATTCTCGCCGCCACTATCTGCAGCAAACTTGCCCATGATAGCCTCAGCTCCAGCCATACCTAAGAAGAATGCACCAATGCCAGCACCCATAACTCCAAGACCTTTGGCTGCAGCACCTACACCAAAACCAGCTAATGGGCTTGCAAGACCTTTAAGTAAACTATTTTGTTTTTTCTCTTGTGGTTCTGCAGCTGGTGTCGACTCTGCTTTAGCCTGATATGCTGTTTTCTTGGCTTCTCTATCTTTTTCTAACTGATCAAGCCTACTACGTTCTTGAGTCTTAAACCATTTTTCAAAACTGTCAGCTACACGTTCCGTGGCTACACGTGAGCCTCGGACTTCTTTTGCTAGATCATTGAGCGATGATGCCATTTTACTTATTCCGTTCCGCTTCTTGTTTTTGTTCTTTTAACCAATTAGTCAGCATTCCCAAATAAACTTCTCTTTCCCATGGTATCATTTGGTCTATCTCTGTCAAACTATATTTGTGATGCTGCATTAGGGCAAAGTTTGTTTGGTAGTATGCAACAAGACTATTATGAGACAGACCTATGAGAAAAAAGCTTGTATCCCTGATAAAATTCTTTCATTGTCTTTATTACAACTATCACAAGTCCAATTCATAGTATGTTTCATGGTAGGAACACCTTCAACATATTCTCTAATCTTAGTAAACTGTTCACTATTCATAGAGTCAATAAAGGCATCCACGTCAGCTTGACTTTCGTCTTTCATTTCTGTTCTTGAATCTTCGGTAAGAACAGCCTTAACACATGATCTCATCATAGCAAATGCAACTTCTGATTCTGTTTGTTCTGAATTAGTTTCTGCTTTAATTGTTTGGTATGAAGGGTATTCTAATTCAATTGAAATATCATCTGTAAGTGGTACCATATTTGGAACATCTCCACCTTCCATAACAATATTATCAACATTTAATTTATATTCTGTTTTACCCTCACAGTGTTCACAGATAGCATTGATTTGAATTGTTTCACCAACTGACTTACCTCTGAGTTGAGTAAACAAATATTCAATATCAAAAGATGTAAGATTATTCTTGTCAATCTTACCCATCGAACATGTTTCAATAGTTTCTGCAATAGCAGATAACATTTCTCTTTCATCATTTGTCTCAAGTGCAATTAAGAGAACCTTTTCTTCTTTCACAAGAAAGGGTCTAAATCGTTCTGTCTTCTTTGTCGAAGGGATAATAAGATCAAACTTAGGTTGATCATTTAGTTTAGGTAGTGCCATTATTTACTCCATTAAATAGATTCCCAGTTGTCGTAAGACATCTGGACGTTTAGTTCAAGCAATCCGTTTTGCTCATTGTTAAGTTGTAAAGCATTCATAGTTGTTGGGAATGCTCGTCTCAGTCTACATTTATAAATTTCTATATCGGTTCTGATACTTAGATCAAACATCTCGGCAAGCGAATTAGCACTTAGATCAATGTTGAAGTTAATATCTATACCATCTTTTTTTCTTTTGGCAAGCTGTGTGATCATAATATCTCTACAATAATCATCTTTGTATTTAATGCCTTGTGTGTCAAAATTAATAATCATTTTCTGCCATGCTTCAAAGTATTCTTTTATGCCATAATCATTTAAGAGTAAGAATGTCATAGCAACATCTTCCTCACCATATGCATAGGCAACTTTCTTAGGCTTCATACCGATAACACGCTCTTGTGTTATAATCTGTCTGCCTGGAAGTTGTACATCTTTACATAAAACATTTAACTCACGAGAGCTTTGTACACCAGGCAATGGAGGTAGATGTACCTTCCACATATTAGCTTGAGCTATACCGCCTTTTCGTGATATAAGAGATTTTAATTGTTCTACGTTATAGCTCATACCATTTTCCTTGAATCTCTATAAACTTGTGTACTTGATGATTTCTTCCATTGAGCCATAGGTAAGAATGTGGCGATCTCCCATTCAGCTGCTGGTACCATAGAGAATTGAGACCGGACTTGAGATGTAAGATATTGTTTAAAGCAAGGCTTAAAGAGTGAATGCTTAGATGAGTTATTTAAAACATCATAACTAAGTCTTAACTTGGTAGATGCATTATACTTATCATTAGATTTTAGATCAATTAATGATCCTAGTAATTTAGCTCGTAGTGTTGGTGGCAAATAATGTAGATTTAAACCAGTAAAACCACCCTTGGCATCACCAACAATAAAGACAAGAGGGAACTGATCGTAGTATGGTAGTGTATCTTTATGCTTTGGATCATAGAAGAACATATACATGTTACCAATAACACTTTTACTACCTTGTATTACCTCATTACTTTTCATCAGCTGTTCGCGATTAACCCTACGAATGTTTCTTGCACGTTGACGAAACCACTCACGAGACTGATCTGTCCTTGGTGTAATGCCAGCTTTAAATGCTTCGATTTCTAGGTTTTGGAATAGTTTACTCATAATGTTATTTATATCACTTTTTCTTCTTGCGTGAATATGGTTTTAGTTTCTTAGTAGATTTAGGCTTTATGCCCATGGATTCTAAAGTGTTCTCTGTCCAAATCTGAAAACCCCACCCACGATCTGCTGCGAACGTCTGGGCAGCACTCCACTTGTTCATATTCTTTACATAGGTCATACCCTCGGTAATATACCTTTTGGTCTTTCTACCTTTAAATTCTGGTGGTTTGGTTTCTTTTTCTGGTTTAATCTCAATTAGATCAACCTTACCAGTCTTCCATGTTATCTTTAGATCCATAAAGTACCTATGATACTTCTTATCAACTTCATAGAAGTATGGTATTACTACCTCTTCACTAGACCAGTTCTTAACCATAGGGTTCTCGTCACACCATTTAAAGCAATGTCTTTCCCACATGGATCTGTAGATTACTTTTGTATGATCACCTTTATACTTTGCTGGGTTTTTTGGTTTATATTTACCAGAGTATGCCATAATTTACCTTATAAATAATAATGAAAACTTCTACTCTATTTATTAGGTATTTACAATGACTAACAGCCGTTCACCATCATCCTTTCTTTTAGCATTTCCACTAGGTAATGATCCGAAAGAATATCCAGGAAAGATAACCTTTGAACAAATTAAGATAACAGCTCTCAATGCAGGCAGATTATTTGCCTTAGGTGAGCAAATTGTTGTTGATAAAGAGACTAATGAAAAAATTTCATTTGATTCACGTGCTCAAGGTATTGGTACTGGCGCTAATGAATTAACTGGATTAGATCAACTTGCCGAGACAAATAGAGGTGCTATTGATGTTGCTACTACTACTAACAAAGCGGTAGCACTACAAACCGTAAAAAGAACACCAAGAGCAGGCAATACAGCAACTAGCCCTGATACACCAAAGATACAATTATATCTTCCGCCAAACATTAACTTCCGTGATGGTATTTCATATAGTGATACAACTAATCTCGGTGCTATTGGTGCAAGTGTCCAAGGTTCTGTTGAATCAGGATCAACTGTTGGTAAAGCTGCCTTTGATGCATTTAAGACCAGCTCAAAGGGTTTGATTGATGGTATGGTAAAAGGTATGGCAGATGAAGCTGGTGCTGTTGCTGCAGTAAGAGTTGCAAATAGATTTTCAAGTTTTGAAAAAACAAATGCTGCCTTAGGTGCAGCTACACGTGTAGCAATGAACCCTAATACAAGAACACAATTCCAATCTGTTCCGGTTCGTAGTTTTGCATTCCAATTTAAAATGATACCTAATAGTGCAACAGAAGTTAAACAAATCGAAGCAATCATTAAAAGATTCCGTACAGTTATGTACCCTGATGAGATTGGTGCAGATGCAATCAGTCTTGGTTATAGATTTCCTGATCCGTTTGAGATTAAGATGTTCTATAATAATTCAGAAGTCTTTACCAGAATACTCCCATCTTATTTAAGAGATATTAATGTAACATATAACACAAGTGGTATGGGCTTCCATGAAGATGGTGGATTTACAGATGTTGATGTCTCACTTACATTTACAGAATCAAGACCTCTTAACAAAGATGATGTAGTCAGAGGAGGTTACTAATGTTTTTTAAAAACTTAAATAAAACTGTTTATAACTTTGGTGATAATGAGTCAGGTGTTCTCTTTCAAGTATTAAATACATACGCAGATTTACTAGGTAATATTTCTGATGATGTAACATTCTATGAGAAATATACTGTACCGCAGGGCGATAGACCAGATACACTATCATATAAACTATATGGTACAACCGATTACTATTGGACATTCTTTCTTCTCAATCAAAAGCTACGAGAAGGTGGTTGGCCATTAGATCAGAATACGTTGTTTGAAACAGCAAAGAAAAACTATCCATATCGTATGCTCACTACAGCTACTAACATTGGCAATACAAACTTTAAGATTGGTCAAGTTGTTACTGGATCAATCTCTGGTGTTGGTGGTATGATTAAAGAAGTGTTACTTGATTTAGGACAATTAGTAGTAGATACTGGCGGATCTAATAACTTTAATGTAGGTGAGAGTGTAAATACAGGTGAGGGTGGTGAAACACAAACACTTATATGTTCGGGAGACGGACCTCAATATACTGCAGTACATCACTACGAGAATGCAGATGGCGAGTGGGTAGATATAGATCCTCATACACAATCAATACCTGCAGGGTATAGTGCTGTTTCATATCTGGATAGACTTATTAGGTTCAATGAAAATCAATCTGAAATCGTAGTATTAAATGCTAAAGTCGTACAAGAAGTTGCATCTCAATTTGAATCAATCATTAAAGGTTAACCAATGGCTGGTATTACACAAACTCAGTATGGTTATAATACTGTAAAATTTATTACAAAAGATGAGTATAGTAATAATACTGTGGTTGATATTACAGCAGTAATCGCTAACCTACATTTTTTTGAGAGTTTAGGCAGAGAAGGTATTGTTGGTAGAATTTTAGTAGTAGATACCGAAAACATATTTGCACAGTTACAGATTACTGGTGTTGAAAAAATTAGAATTGATATGAACATAATTGTAGGTGAAAAGAATGTTACACCTATTCGAAGAGAATTTATGCTTACTTCTGTTTTATCTAAAGAAGTTGTAAACGATTCTACAATATCATATGTGTTTGAGTTACAAGAGCCACATATGTTTAGAGGTAAGATTGAAAAAATATCTAAAAGTTTTGTCGGAACACCATTACAGATTATAAGAAGAATTGCCAGTGGCTACTTAGCAAAGAAAGTTGATGTTACTTTAGAACCAGTACAGTCTGTTATGTCTGTAATCACACCTTATTTAACACCTCTTGGTGCAATGAAATGGATAGGCTATAGAGCAACAGATAAAGATGGCTTTCCATATTATTTATATTCTACACTCAACAGCGAGAACCTACAGTTTAAATCATTAAGTGAGATGATGAATGCAAGGTCACATCCGTCAGACTTGAATAACAATACATATACACATAGCGGACCTACTGCACATCAAGAGAATGCTAATGAAGCAATACGTTCTATTGAATATCTAGCAGGTAATGCTGGTGGTACTACTCTTTCTTCCGTTATAAAGGGTGCTGTAGGGCAAAGGTATGAGGTTCTTGATCTTACATTCAACGAAAAGAATAACGATCCACAAGTAAGAGTAAAAGATTATTATGATGGCAATCTATACAATAAATGGGTTACCATAGACAACAAATTTATAGATGACTATGAGTCAGCCTTTACATTTGATATACAAACACCTAGTATGACATTCGGTAACAGTTATGGATATGACGAAGATGATCTAAATAGACTTGTTACAAAGGTAGTGCGTAGAGCTATTATCACGGCAGTACAAACAGGCACCCTACAGATTAGTGTAAATGCTCATGGTTTTATGGCTAATAATATAAGAACAATTGGTCATAAAATAAATATTGTGGTATTGCAGATGAAAGATGGTAAGATGGTTCGTGATAAGAAACAATCAGGAGAGTATCTTATTGTAGAAGCAAAACACAATTTCTATGACGAGAAACATGACCTATCATTGAAAGTGGTGAAAGTATGATTACTGATTTCTATGGAGACGACCTTAGATGGTGGACCGGAATTGTTGTTGATACTGCAGATCCTTATAGGGTAGGCAGAGTCAAGGTTAGAATTTATGGTATTCATAATGAAGATAAGAATGAAGTACCCGATGCAGCACTACCTTGGGCTTCTGTTACTATACCATCTACTGAAGGTGGTGTATCAGGTGTGGGTAGACAGATGCGTTTACTACCAGGTGCGATAGTGATGGGTGTCTTTCTGGATGGTAAAAACTCCCAACAGCCTTGCGTTGTAGGTTCAATACCTAAGATAGAAAGAAGTCAACCAAGCAGTTCATCTCAAGCAGTAAGTGATCCATCAGTACCTAATATTGGTACTAGACCAAAACTTCGACCATGGACTGTATCTGATGTTGCACTATCTGGTAATTCTAATACACAAAAAGCATATAACTTTCTTATTTCAATGGGTACCTTTACACCAATAACCGCTTCTGCTGTTATAGGAAACTTTCTAAAAGAATCAGGTATGAGAACACACGTTGTGTCAGAAGCTGTAGGTGAGTTTTCATATGGTATTGCTCAATGGAATCCAGATGCTGGAAGACTACAACAACTTGAAGAATTTGCTGCTGAAAGAAATCTACATATTAGTAATCTCAGTACACAGTTACAATTCTTTATACATGACTTTTCATCTATAGCTCCACGTTTCTATCGTTACAATGAATTTCTTGCGATGACTAACATTAATCAAGCTACAGATTTCTTCTGCGATAACTACGAGAGACCGAATGCAGCCGCAGCTGATAAACCTTCACGCAGAACATTTGCAAGACAAACTTTGGAGACATATAATGGCAGTTGATCTAGGAATCCTTAATGCCCAGTTAGGTAGTATTACAAAAAACTCTAACATAGGTGACATTCTTGTAAAAGCACAACCAGCAGCTGATCAAGTAATAGCACAATTCCAAACTACACTCACAGAGGCTGAAACAGTTGTAGATGGCATAAAGGCTTTATCACAAGCAACAGATATACCAAACCAAGAACTAGGTGATGCAGTAGATGCTATTGTAGAGATTACAGGAGATGTCCCAGGATTAGCTGATAAACTTATTGGTGATGTTTCAAGTGCATCAACAGATTTAGAAAAAATTACTGGTACAGCACCATCAAATGGTAAACTAAAACTAACTATTGGTTCTGGTGCACCAGAAGCTGTTGCTCGTGCTCTGAAACTAACTGCCTCAGTAACAGCTAATGATGTAACAGGTGTATTACAAAACTTGGCACCAGCACGTGCAGCTGGAGCTATTGGTAGAATAGACGATACTATTAATAGTGGTATCTCCTTTTCAACTGGTTTTGGTTCAGCTTCTCTTAGATTTACTGTAAGTTTTACTAATCTGTTAGGCTTCTTTGGTGGTGATCTATTCACTAACCTTATTAGAAAAATTAATTCAGAATCAGATAGAGTATTAGATGGCTTATTATCTGGTACAAAAGTAGACAAAGAGGAAGTTATTAGTCTAGTCACTAATGATAAAAAGAAAGAAGCTGTTACACTTATAACAGATAATACAGAACTAGAAGTTGAAGTTGTAGAAAAAACAATTAATAGTCTTAATTTAGATCCAGCAGTTGCGGTAAAAGAAGACTCACAAATCAAACGTAGTGTTTTACCTCCTGTAAGAATTGGTGATAACGAATCTACATGGACTGGTGGTAAATCAACTGAAGGTATGTTTACTTACTGTGATGGTCCTGAAGAATTGATTTCTGAGATGAGAAATACAAGTAGGCTTATTAAAAAAGTAATTGTACACTGGTCCGAAACATATAATGGACAAGACATTGGTTCAGAAGAAATAAACGACTGGCACCTTGATACACCTGGTGATGGTGGCATTGGTTACCATTATGTTATTAGACGTGATGGTAGATTACAAAGAGGTAGACCTATAGGCAGACAAGGTTATCATGCAAAAGCTGGTAATAATGATGCTGAATCTATTGGCATTTGTATTGTTGGTGGCTATGATTGTTTACCAAGAACACCTAATCCACGAAAACATCTTTCTTCAAATAGTTTTACTTCACAGCAAATGAAATCATTTAAGATGTTTATAAGATCCTTCTATGATGTATGGCCAAGTGGCGAAGCCTTTGGTCACAGTGATGTTGATCATAATGCATTGGACCCTGGATTTAGTGTACCACAATATATACTTGCAAACTTTAATAGAAGAAATTCTGGTGATCTTGTTGCAGTTGGTTTAGCAGCATTAGAAAGTAAACCACGGCAAGTCAGACTGTCTGCTGAAATACTTGATAATGATCCTGAATTTACTGCAAGACTTATAGCAATGATGGTTAGGTTCCCTGGATTAACAAGAGAAGAACTATATAGAGTTATAAAAGGTGAGAGTAATTATATTCTTAATGCCAGAAATTCAAAAACAGATGCAGCAGGTCTCTTCCAATTTATTCCATCAACTGCAGAAGGTTTAGGGCATACAACTGGTGAAATAAGAAATATGACTGCAGCACAACAATTAGAAGTGTATGAAAGATACTTAGTACAAAACAGCTACCCAGGTGGCCAGTTAGGTATTATGCAAGCCGCTCCTGCATATGCAAGAAGGGGTGATGACTATGAAGTATATAAACCTGGCACTAGAGCATACGAACTGAATCCACCATGGCGTGGACCAGATGGCAAGATTACTGTTGGTAGTATTAATGCTTACTACGCAAAACAACCATTTTAGGAATATAAGATATGACGACATCAAGAGATGGATATGAAGATAGAATCCGTAGGTTTGGTCAAGGCTTTACTGATGGGCAGGGTACAGAAGGAGATGCTTGGTCAGATCCTAATAAAGAATATCCAGACAATGATTATGATAATCAACCTACCACTAATAAAACATCAAGAGCAGGGCAGCAACACCAACTTTTTGTTGGTGCTGGTATAAACTTAACACCGTTAGGTTCTACTGCATATAATAGTTCTGATACTAATGAAACAGTCAGTGGCCATGTATTTGAAATGAATGATACACCAGGTGCTGAACGTATTCTTATAAAACATAACACAGCCCATGGTATTGATATTAGACCAGATGGTAGTATTGTTATTGTTGCTGGTGCTAGAAGGGTAGAAGTTGTTCACGGTGAACAAACTGTTGTAGTAGAAGGCGATGGTACACTTACATATAAAGGTAATCTAACACTGAATGTAGATGGCGACTTTGAGGTCAACTGTAATAACTACAAAGTAAATGCCAAAGGTGATAAGAAAGAAAATATTGAAGGCAATAGTAGAACAAGTGTCTTTGGTAATTTTGGTCATAAAGTATCCGGTAACTTTTCTCAGACTGTCGCTGGGTCATCAGTAAATACGTTCTTAGGTAACACTACGAACGCAGTTAAGGGAACATACAAGACTGCAGTAGAAGGTGATATTATACAAGCGGCTTCTGGTAATATGGAACAAACCGCTGAAGCTAAACTTATACAATCTGCACCAGATATTAATATGGCAGCACAGTCACTCTCAATATTTGGTGATACTGGTACTATCGGTGGTCAGAATATTATTATGTACAACTATAATATGCATACAGAAAAAACAGTATGGTCTGAAACGGTTAGTACAAACGTAGTATATGGTGACCTAGAAGGTAATGCAAGAACAGCAACAACTGCTGGTACATCATTACATCAATCCTATCCTGATGGAAGTGCTGCTCCATCTACATACACACCAAGTGTTGGTGTTAATCCAGAATATACTGTGGATGATACAGCACGCGATATAAAAGCTACTGCTCTACCCACGGGTGCACTTCTGACTTCTTATCTCACTCAAGGTGATAATGGAATAAAGGAAGTTAAGATTGATGTTGATGACTTCCTTAGAAATGCTCTGAGACTGCGAAGACTTTCTACAGGTGATGTAAGATCCAAGATGAGAGATCCAGCCAACTCTGGTAATAGTGAATTTACTACAGAACAAGTTGGAAAGGGTACTCTTTCTCCTGAATTTGCAACTTCAGCGCCATTTATGGGGTTCGGTAGAGTAAGACCAGCCAAAGGAACAACTCAAACTAATAGTGAATACTTTGGTAATATTGATCCTAGTCGTAGGGCTAAGACATTTAAATCATATCAGAATAAACAAACATATACACTACTGAATGACTTCACAAAAGGAATTGATGAAGCAACTACTATTAGCAACTTAACACCTATATCGCAAGGTATTACTTTATCTAGGTTTATTGGTGGTGTTGATACTGGACCTTTTGTGTACTTAGACCTTGCTGAAAGACAAACCATTGCAAGAAATTATATTGCTCATATGGAACTCACCAAGAGATGTATGGGTATTACATCTAAGTGGGCAGAACATGAGTTAAGAGTTATCGAAGGCTATTATGCAAAAGAACTATATGGGCTAGGACATCCGTCTGGTCTTTCACCCGAAACAATAACACCTAATAGTTTACTTGATCTAAGAACCAAAGGTAGAGCTGTCGTATATGAATTATATGGACCAG